AAGGTGATCACGGGCGTCGTCGGGAGGAATTACAATGTCATTAGGGGTGATAATCGTATACCTGTGATCATGGATCTCACAGGTTTTAATCATTATATCGTCTTCTATTTCTAACACATGCATCTCAGGATAGTCAAGTTCTTCCAGTTGCATCGCATATCTTTCAGCATCATCTTCCTCTTGGAAGATATAAAGAACTTGTTCTCCATCTTCATCAACTACAGAATATGCTCCATCTTTTTCATGACCGGCAACCGTAATAATATACATCACACCAATTCACATGCCTCTTGATATACCTCCCTGATGACCTTCTGAATTTTAGATTTATCCAGACTGGACTCAGATTCTTCAATATATCTATTCAGAATTGATAGGGTGTCCTCTGTATCAACGTCGTCAACCTTTTCCTTGTTGTACCAACCGTTAAACCCAAAGTTTTCAACGATCTTTAAATCAGATACACCAGAGGTATACAGTTTATCAACGAACTTTTCAAACTGTTTAACATCATTCTTCTGTTTAACAATAACCTTTACGATCTTGTTCTCATACTTTCTGGTGTCAAATGTCTGATGGTCGGTATCTTCATAATAAACATTGTGGAACAACTGATAAGGATTATTGATGTATTCGTGTTCTAGAGTCTCGGTATCTAAGATAACGAATCCTCTATCATCATCCACATCAGTCCAGAACATCTCATAGGGATTTCCGA